CCTTAGTCCGATGTCGGACTTAACAATACGGAGTATTGAGATGAACACAGAAACTGATTACAAAAATGAGTTGGTGCAAATCTTATGGGATTTGTTCAAGGATGTGCATGGTGTACGGCCTCGTGGCATGGGCTATGAGAAGTATTCCATCACTGACCTTCAATATGAGGTGGCTCGTCTACAGCGTTCTCTTGAGGAAGAGATACGCTATGAGCGTGAAATGGAAGACCGTGCAATCAATGCTTGCATGGAAGTAGGTGCTAGTGACATAGCTACCGCTATGCGTTGGCTGGAAGATGCTTATGAAATGGAGTGGGTGTAATGACTTATCAGATACTAGGCGTTGGCAATAATGCCAAAACAATCAAAGGTGATGGCTCTGAATATGTGACAGCCATTCGCTATCTCAAGCCGTTCAAGTCCGTGTACAAAGGTAAGGTGCATAACCTATGTGCTATGGCTGAGAAAGCACAGTGCCATGTTGGTTGCCTCAATACGGCAGGCCGTGGTGCTATGAATGCCGTGCAACGTGGCAGGGAACGCAAGACTATGTGGATGCTATCAGACCCTATCGGGTTTTATGATGCTCTCAATGCTGACATTACCACGTTCATTCGCCGCCAGCGCAAGCATGGCATACAGCCTTGCATACGGCTTGGTGGCACGGATGACAAAGGTGACGCTATCAAGCTGGCTGTACACTATCCTGATGCACAGTTTTATGATTACACAAAGGTAATCAAACGTGCTTATCAGGACTTGCCAGCCAACTACCATATTACACTGTCCTACAGTGAGGCTGATATGGACTATGCCGACAAGGTGTACCAAGCTGTTCTTGATACTGGTATCAATATGGCTGTAGTATTCCGTGACAAGCTACCTGCTACGTTCCGTGGCTTGCATGTCATTGATGGCGACAAGGATGACTTGCGATTCCTTGACCCCAAAGGTGTAGTCGTTGGCTTGACTGCCAAAGGCAAGGCCAAGAAGGATACGTCAGGCTTTGTGATTGACACGGATATAGACGCTTGGGTTAAGTACAGACTAGGCTAAACCTCTTATGTATATCTTATGTGTAATAACACTTGAACTTTAGTGAAAGTGTATTACACTTAGATATACTAGACAAGTCCGATGTCGGACTAACGGAGTTTGACAATGCGTATCAAACCTATCAATCCTGTGGCGAAGGCGTTGGCACAGTCCCGCCGCAGGTCATCTGTTGTGCCTGACAAAAAGAAATACAATCGCAAAAAGGATAAGCACGATGCAAATCAAGCTGGAAAACATGAAGAACCAAAAGACAACTAAGCCAGAGGGCAAGCGTGACCAATGGCGTAGCTACAACAAGCGTAAACAAAACGTGCGGCGTACTGCACGGCGTAACACACAGATAGCACAGGAGATATTACTATGACAACATTTAACATTGAGAACACAATCAAAGCTGGCACATACTTCAAGCGTACTACAGGTAAGAAGGGGCAGGTGCAGGGCAGTGCTGAATTGTCTGCCAAGTTCCGCAAGGTAGAAGCCTTGTATCTGGAGCTACACGGCAAGCGTATGGGACGTGAGGCCTTCTATGACATGTGCCTCAAGTATGCCCGTACCACTAAGGCAGATGTTGGTGGATACCTACAGTACATGGCACAGGACATTGCTGGCATCTTCCTCGACAAGATGCACAAAGAGATTGGCAAAGAGGTACGCCTCAATCGCCAGCGTAAAGAGCAACGTACCGATGGTATTGTAATCAGTCTAGGTACACACGACTTGAGTACTATGGACTTAGCTAGAGCCAAGACAGGCAGAAAGGTAGCGGCATAATGTATTGGACTGTTGGTATTAAGATGGATGGGATTAGTGGTGTGTACGATGTACACCCACAGCCCTTGGAGCAACCTATCTGGAATCATGCTGTAGAACATGCACTTGACATGGCACAAGCACTGTATCCAGAGAAACATATTGAACTAGAGTTCGTGAAAGAGTATGACTATGACTAAGTGCGTGACAGCACTGTGCATATACAACCAGATGCCGTGGGACAGTGTATTTGTCGGCGGTTATCTGCTTGTATGTGTAGTCGCAATATGTTATATAATGTATAAACTGTTTAAGGATGAGTGAGATGGACATGAAGAAAACCCCGCTAGACATACCAACAAATTGGCCTAGACCTTGGAAAGAAATAGGCGAAGGCACACTCACAGTGTTTGGCTTTCAGCTATTGATATGGAAACGCTTTAACCGCCACACTAAATCACGCAAGCCCTTTAATATATACGGCTTTGCAAAAAGCCCTAGCTACTACAGGGTTTGGTACGGCAAAAAAGTTTTGCACTTTAGTTTATGAAAGGATTATTGATATGCATATCACACCTAGACCACCAGAGAAAACATGGGCTGATGCCAAGCTGTATCGCTGTGACCTATACGACACACGCTATCCAGTATGCGGCACACGCCTTGTATGGGTCAACGTAGGCTGGAAGTGGGTGAGACTATGCACACCTATCCAGCACGACAAGTGGCGTATCAGACGTGCTGAGTGGGATAAGATACCACATGATTTATTTGTAAAAAAGGAGATTGATGATGAGTGATAATTACGACAGTGGCTTTGACCTTGTGTTATCTGATGATGAACGCAAAGAGTTGACTTACTATTACTACGGCACGTGTTTGCCAGAATACCTATCTGACAAAGAAGAAGACTTGTGGTACGGCCTACAAGTAGGTGACAGGATGTTTGACCTAAACGTCTGGTTAGATGACCAGACAGAGGATATTAACTGCACAGTCTACGAGTGTGATTGGATAGATGACAACTGGCAGACTAACTGCCGCCATAGCTGGACACTGACAGAGGAGAATGATGATGCCTAAGTATGAAGTAACCCGAAGCTATATTGTGGCTGAAGTAGCTACGCTTGAAGCAGAGAACGCCAACCAAGCCAGAATTATAGCTATGAATAATTACGATGGACATTGGAAAGAATACGATGGCGATTATGACACAGAGGTTACAGTAGAGGAGGTTCATGATGACTAACCTCGTGAAACATATTTGCGTATACTGCAAAAGTGTACAGTACATAGAGGAAAAGGAGACAAACAATGATTACATTTAACCTGCCAAAGAAACAAGTGAACGCTATACTTGTAGCACTTGACGCAGAGATTGAGATGCAGTTGGGTGGCAGACCTGTTGATTGGGAATCATTCCCAGAGGTAGCCGCATTGCTGATGGCATACTACACGACACGTTGTAAATTTGAAGAGGATGGCTGGCCTATCGCAGCTTATGAGGATGACCCAACAGATGATTAAAGTATACAACCTAATCATGGACAGTAAACACAACCCACTGTCACACATACCTGACACAAACACAAGGCACATGGTCATGCAGTTGCTGGCTTGGATGTGGTGTATTATATTCGGTATGTCTGTCGGGTCTATCACTGTGTTTGGCATCAGTGTAGTAGCACATGCCTTGCTGATAGCAGGTGTGTTCATTACGGCAGGTGTATTTGAAACAGCTAGACGTAAGCCTAACTATTTCGGTGGGCTAGGCAGAGGCAATGGGGGTGAGCATGACTAACACACTATGGGTACTAGCCTGTCTAGGTACTATCACAACACACACAGTCGAACTAGAGGTGTGGTCAGGGCATCAGTGGATTTCGCAGTGTCATGTAGAGTCCACTGTGCGTGGCTTTGACTATCCAGACCAACAATGCTTTTGCATAGAGAGGAAGGACGATGAATAGATTTATCATAGAAGATAACCCCGATGCTATAGCACGTTCACTGTGTGACCAACACATTGTAAAGATGCCACTGGAAGAAGCGCAGATGATGTGTACAGCAGTGTGGGAACTTGAGCCTAAATGGGCAGAAAAGTATGACTTGTACAAACCTGTGCATAGGAAACACCCCTGCACATTATGGGTTATGAAATCGTCAGGTAACTTTGCCTTTGCCTTTTCATTGTATGATGCAATGCTGAAGGAATATACATTCCGCTACGGCAAAGAACATGGTGCAGGTAAGCACAGGAAAGCATTGAAAAGTTTACGTTTCATTGCACCTATTATGCCCACTACGGGAGAGCCTTTCTTTTTTAGGAATGAACCACTTCATCCCTACACAGGGTTGACTGCACACCCACAGTGTTTCAGTGGGCATGACCATTGCAAGACGGACGAGGACTGGCCTATTACTGCGTATCGTGCGTTCTACAAGGTTGACAAGATACGCTTCGCTAGGTATAACAAGGGAAGGAGTATGCCACAATGGTTGAGATAATCGGGGCATTGATAATAGCTAACATAATACTTTCAATATTTTAGAGGAGATATAACATGGCTAAGAAACTACATAATATGACTACAGATGAACGCATTGAACACTTTGCAAAGGAACGTGCGAAAGAGAAGTCTGAACGTGCAGTCAAGATGAATAAGTTATCTTATCAACAACGTATGGCTGTTATCGAAGTACACAAATTGCTTGACAGCATACTTGACATTGCGCTGTACCCAGACATGGGTGGCATCAAGATGGTGTCTGCCTATGACCTGCAAGAACTGTCCGATGCAAAGGACACACTGGAACACCAATTTAATCTATAGAGTTGACAGTTTATATCTTATATGATATAACTGCATCTTCACAACCATAAAGGAGAATAGATATGCCGTTAGAATATATCCCTGAGAATTTAGACTTTGACGTGACCTTTGAGCCTACTCGTGTAGCTGACAAGAAGTATGTCATCGACAATAACACTGGCGAACCTATCGCTATCGTGGGCAAGGACTTTACCTGTGCATCACATGGTGATTTCTTCCGTGATGTTATGTCAACTGTGACAGACAACTTGACTGATGAGCAGACAGAGGGTGGGTCTATCGTGTGGCGTGATGCCCATCACAATGGCTGGGCTATGATGGACATGACTCTGCCTAACATGAAGCATACCATCGTGACACCCAAGCACGAGACTGAGATTGCACAGCGCATCATTGCATTGCATGGTGTGGATGGCACGTGTTCAAACACGGTGCTGTTTGGTGCTATCGACTTCTTCTGCACCAATGGTATGATTCGTGGTGAGCATGACAAGCTACGCCGTAAGAACACTAGCGGCTTTAGCCTTGACCGATTCATCACACAGTTGGGCAAGTCCAATGATGACTTCACTAACTACCATCAGCAGATGCAACGCTGGGCTAACACTCCTGTGCATGTAGGAAATGTCAAAGCTATGCTTGAATCACTGCTCAAGTCTGACCGCACAGCAGACAAGATGCTTACCCTGTATAATCAGGAAGCAGGTGTGCGTGGTGAGAATGTGTGGGCATTGTACTCTGCCTTCACTAACTACGCCAGCTATGCTGATGAGCGTAACGGCTTCAAGTTGCGTAACACTGGCGGTGATACCAACGCTGTATCTATGATGAAGCGTGAACACGAGGTGTCACAGTGGATTGAAAGCAAGCAGTTCAAGGAGTTGATTGCAACATGACACGACATGTAAATGCACAAGAGAGAGAAAGTTTAGGTCTTTCTCTTGTGTATGGTCAAGTTAGGGAAGATGGTCACACTTTCCTCACCTATTATAAAAAAAGAAGCGGTGGCATAGCAGAAAACTGGCTATCGCCGCAGGCGTGGGAAAAGTATTTGCTACGAAAAGCACGTGGAAAAAAGGAAACAGTTAAGCGGAACTCTGCTTTTAGTAGGAGAGTGAAAACCTTTCTTGGTTGTCAAGAGTGTGGGTATAAAAAACACCCAGACGCATTACAGTTTGACCACGTTAACCAGACCTCTAAGTTTAAGGAGATAAGTAAAATGTATTGCTATAGTCGTAAGGCTCTTAAACTTGAAATGAAAAAATGCAGGGTTCTGTGTGCTAATTGTCACGCAGTACACAGCGCAAAACAGAGAGGCATAGTAAGATGAAGACAGTAAAACATCTTGTGGATAAGTATTATAATTCCAATGATTTCAAGATGTTACGAAGCAGAACTAAGAAGGACTATCAATACTTTCTTAGTGTCATGGTAGATGATTTCGGCTCTGTGAAATTTTGTGAACTCACAAGTAAGCAGGCTAAACATGCATACGAAGCATGGGTTGAGCGAGGCATTAGTCTCGCCAACCACGTCTGCACTGTATCATCTATCCTGTTTCGATACGCTATTGAGATGGAGTACACTGCTATAAATCCGTTTGCAAATGTCAAGCGTAAAACTCCACCACAACGTAAGGTTGTATGGACAGAGGATGATGTGCGTCAGTTTCTTGACATTGCATACAGTGACTTTCAGTGGCGTAGTATTGGATTGATAGTTCACATGGCATATGAATGGTGTCAGAGACTAGGCGACATGCGCTTGCTGACATGGGATAACATAGACTTGGAAGCTAAGAAGCTGTATCTTGAGCAGTCAAAGCGTAGGGCAGAGGTAACTTTGCCTATAGAAGATGACCTGCTTGAGATGCTAATACAACAAGAGCAGGACTTCGGCTTTCAACAGTACGTTGTTCCCCGTACAATGCCCGTACAGGGGCAGTACGAACCTTATAGTATGGAGAGACTATCCAAAGCTGGACGGGCTGTCATGCGCGAAGCTGGGCTGTCTGATGAGCTACGTCTGATGGACTTGCGGCGTACTGGTACAACACAAATGGTTGAAGCTGGTGTTCCTATGGGACAAATCATGTCGGTTACAGGACATAGTAATCCACAGTCAGTAAAACCTTACATGAAAAATACATACGAGAGTGCAAATAATGCATTGACAACACGTAAATCGTATGGTAAAAGCACTTAACTGCCGCAAAGGAGAGTGATATATAATGAATACTATACATAATATTATAAGTGATATAGATGTACCCAATGGACAGACTAAACGTATGGACTGTCCTAACTGTGGCGGTTACAAAACTTTTACTGTTACTAATAACATGGGTAGTCTCGTGTGGAATTGTTACAAGGCTACCTGTAATATACGTGGTGGTAATCGTATTCATCTGACTGTAGATGACATACGTTCTGGTATAGGTAACGTGGCAGAGTTTGCCGATGAGACATTCGACATGCCTAGCTACGTTGTACCACATAGAAACAAGCGCACCGTGCTTGCCTTCTGTTACCAGCACAAGCTAGACCCAGATGAGTTAGGTGTATTGTATGATGTGAAAGATGATAGGATTGTATTTCCTGTAGTACATGACGGTGTGACCGTTGATGCTACAGGCCGTGCCATTGGTAAGCGATTACCTAAATGGAAACGATATGGAAAAAGTGGCTTGCCATACACATTCGGATGTGGTAAAGTCGCAGTTGTTGTTGAGGACTGTGTGAGTGCAGCCGTGGTTGGTGGCAAATCCTTTGTCGGGGTTGCGATACTTGGTACATCTCTACAAGAGTCGCATAAAGGGTATCTCTCACAGTTCTCAACAGCCGTTATAGCATTAGACCCCGATGCTCTACCAAAGACCTTGCAGATGGCAAAGGAATTACGTGGTCACGTAAACGATGTTCGTGTACTACGTTTAACAGACGATTTGAAATATCGTAACCCGACAGATATGGAGAACCTAAATGGAATTATCAATAATTAGAAGCCTTATGGATAAGTCATTCTATGATGACCATCGTGGTAGCAAATGCCCACCACGTTTGTTCAGCAAGGATGCCCGTAAGATTAAAGAAGCTATTGATACAGCTATGGATAGGTATGAGCGTACCGTTACACCCGATGAGGTAGAGGCGTTGTTCATGTCTAACAATCCAACCCTGACCACAGCACAGAAGCAAGGCTATGCATCTATGTTTACTACCATCAAGCGTGAAGATGCTATGGGTAGTGATGTGGCACAGGAAGTATTGTCCAAGCTGTTTCAACAGGTAGTAGGAGAAGACGTTGCCAACATAGGATTTGATATGGTCAACGGTGACGCCTCTACCTTAGAACGACTACGCAATCTGCTTGAGCAGTATGGTGATGACTTCATACCCAATATGAATATTGAATGGGAAGACATCAGCATAGAAAGCATCATGGCGGCTGCAGACTTAGAAGCTAAATGGAAGTTCAATATACCCTCTGTTGTACGTAAGCTAGAGGGTGTGTCTGGTGGACACCTTATAGAAGTAGGGGCAAGACCCAACGTAGGTAAGACATCCTTCCATGCCAGTTTGATAGCTGCACCGGGCGGCTTTGCACATCAGGGTGCGCAATGCATCATACTATGTAACGAGGAGTCTGGTAAGCGTGTAGCTGAACGCTATCTCAATGCTGCGTCAGGCATGTCACGTTACGAGATACGTGATGAGTTTGGTAAAGCATCTGCCAAGTACTATCCTATATCGCAGAACATCAAGATAAAGGAATGTCAGGGCAGAGACATGGCATGGGTAGAGTCTGTATGCAAGTCATACAGGCCAGACATACTGGTGCTAGACATGGGTGATAAGTTCAGTGCTGGCGGTAACTATGCCAGACCTGACGAGGCACTCAAGGCTTGTGCTATCTACGCTAGGCAGATTGCTAAGACCTACGACTGTGCTGTGTTCTATATGTCACAGCTTTCTGCAGATGCAGAGGGACGTGCGCAGTTGAACCAGAGCATGATGGAGGGTAGTCGTACAGGTAAGGCAGCAGAGGCTGACCTTATGCTGCTGATAGGCAAGTCACCATCTGTAGAGGGGCAGGAAGAAGAAAGCCCACTACGCCATGTCAACGTAGTCAAGAACAAACTAAATGGCTGGCACGGTATGGTGAACTGTGAACTAAACTATCTAACAGCGAGGTACGAAGGATGAAGCTAACACTTGATATAGAGAACACAGTCACTAAGCGTGATGGCAAGATGCACCTTGACCCGTTTGAGCCAGAGAACTCACTGACTATGGTGGGTATGCTAAATGACCAAGGTGTCAAACGCATCGTCACATTTGACCACAGTGATGTAAGCGCAGATGAATATGGTCACGTATTGGTACAAGAGTTTCTTGATGCAGCTACCGTACTCATATGCCACAATGCCGCATATGATTTGATGTGGTTGTGGGAGTCTGGATTCAAGTATGATGGGCCAGTGTTTGACACGATGCTTGCAGAGTATGTATTGCAGCGTGGTATCAAAGAGCCACTGTCCCTTGAGGCTTGTGCAGAACGCTACGAGTTGGACACCAAGAAGCAGGACACACTCAAGGAATACTTTAAGCAAGGCTATAGTACACGGGACATACCGTACAACGAGTTGTGTGAGTACCTGTCTGCTGACCTTCATGCTACACAGCAACTGTCTGACAAGCTGATGTATCGACTGAATACAGTAGCTGACAGCGGATTACGTGGGACAGTAGACCTGACCAATCAGGTGGCTGTATGTCTAGCACGTATCTATCAGCGTGGCTTTGCTGTTGACCTATCTAAGTTAGACGAGGTGCGACAGGAGTTTGAGCAGGAGAAGAAGCAGCTTGAAGAAGACCTACAAGCTCACATACGTAAGCTGATGGGTGACACACCTATCAACCTGAACAGCCCAGAGCAATTGTCTTGGGTTATCTACAGCCGCAAGGTAAGGGACAAGCCGTATTGGGGCAATGCTATTGACCCCTACATGGATGACGCAGACTTTCGTAGCTTGATTGCAGGTGGTACAGAGAAACTCTACAAGACTACTGCACAACAATGTCGTACCTGTAATGGTACAGGATATATTAGAAAGGTGAAGAAAGATGGAACACCATTTGCTAGACCAACAAACTGTAAGGACTGTAGTGGGTGCGGCTATCTGCTTGTACCTACTATGGCACTGGCGGGGCTGAAGTTCAAGCCACCGTCATCTAAGTGGGCAAGTGCCAACGGCTTCAGTACTAGCAAGCAGAACCTAGAGATACTAGAGTCAGCAGCCAAGCAACGTGGCATGACTGACGCTGTTGACTTCCTATATAAAGTGCGTAGACTGAGTGCGGTTGATACGTACCTGTCATCCTTTGTTGAGGGTATAAGTACATATACAAAGCAGGATGGTAAGCTGCATGTACGTTTGCTTCAGCATCGCACAGCTACAGGCCGCTTCTCTGGTGCAGAACCCAACATGCAGAACATGCCCCGTGGCGGCACGTTCCCTGTAAAGAAAGTATTTGTGTCACGATTTGCTGGCGGTAGGATTATGGAAGCTGACTTTGCACAGCTTGAGTTTAGGACTGCTGCCTATTTATCACAGGACAAGGTGGCGATAGATGAAGTATCTACTGGATTTGATGTACACTCATACACCGCTAAAGTTATTACCGATGCTGGTCAACCTACGGATAGGCAGACTGCAAAGGCTCACACGTTTGCACCGCTTTATGGCGCAACGGGCTTTGGGAGAACGGCAGCGGAAGCAAAGTATTACACACACTTCACAAACAAATACAAAGGAGTCTCAGAATGGCATACCAGACTGGCTAAAGAGGCTGTGAATACACGTAAGATTACTACACCAAGTGGGCGTGAGTTCTCATTCCCCGATGTAGTGCGTAAGGTTAGTGGGCGTGTGTCACACTTTACGCAGATTAAGAACTACCCCGTGCAATCATTTGCTACTGCAGATATTGTACCGATTGCTTTACTACACATAGATGGCTTGTTAGATAACATGCGGTCATGTATAGTAAACACAGTGCATGATAGTATTGTTATTGACATACACCCTGACGAAGAACAACAGGTAATCAGTGTCATAGACGCTACTAATAAAGCACTACCTTATCTCATCACCCAACGATGGGGTGTTGAGTTTAATGTGCCTTTATTATTAGAGGCAAAAATAGGTCCGAATTGGCTTGACACCAAGGACGTAACCTGATATAACTATCCATCTTACAACTGAAAAGGAGTTGATAAACATGAATCAAGTAACAACGATAGATACTAATAACTACGCTGAAATGGCAAAGGCTATGGGCATTGCCAATGAAGCACCCGCACAAAAGAAACAAGGAATGTTCCTTGCTCGTTTACGTATTAACCACTCGCCTATTATCGGCACAGAGAAAGTGCTGGTTCAGGGTGGTACGTACAAGCTAGAGATTCCTGATGGCCCTACGTACTACGCTGAGTCTGCTATAGTGCGTCCCTTTATGCAACGCTTCATGTACAAGAAGTTTATAATGGGTAGTGGCGGTATACCTAACCGTTATGTTAAGACTGTTATGGCTGATACGCTTAACACAGACTTGAAGGATAACGATGGTGGCTTTAACTGTGGTAAGCCTTCTGGCTGGATAGAAGACTTTAAGTCCTTGCCTGACGCTACGAAAGAACTAATTCGTTCTATCAAGCGTGTACGTGTAGTGCTTGGCACAGTTGAGTTGGTGAATCCAAAGGATGCAGAAGGCAATGCTGTAGAGTTGGATAATACCCCATTCATTTGGGAAGTAGAGAACCGTGACGCATTTAAGACTGTAGGCGGTGTGTTCTCACAGCTTGCTAAGATGAAGCGTCTACCTGTGCAGCATATCGTTACGTTGAATACTGAAGAGCGTAAGCTGCCTAACGGTAATAGCTTCTATCTACCAACGACTTCGTTAGATACTACTAATGCAGTAGAACTTACCCAAGAAGACCAGACTATGTTTGGGGACTTTATGTCTTGGGTAACTAACTACAATGAGTACATCATCAATGCTTATGCAGAGAAAGCATCTAGCCATGATGACGATGACTTGGAAGAGTTAGACCTTGCAGGTGTTATTGATGTTGAACTAGAAGAAGAGGTAGCATAATGAAACACCCTGCTGAACTGGCACTGCATCAGTATCTCACGGATGCTGTAACAGGTAAGTCAACCATGTCACAAGACACCATCAAACAAATTGGTGATGATGTGATGGCTGCTGCAAAACGTCAGTTTGGTGGGGGTAATAAGCGTGACAAGTTTGGTCTGCGTATGTCTAATGTAGGCAGGCCAACTTGCCAACTCTGGTACGAAAAGAATAAACCAGAGGAAGCTATACCCTTTCCAACGACATTCGTAATGAACATGATGCTTGGAGATATAGTTGAGGCTGTCTTCAAAGGTATACTAACAGAAGCAGGAGTGAAGTATGAAGACACGGACAAAGTTACTCTTGACCTTGGTGACGATAGCGTTTCTGGTTCTTATGACCTTATCCTTGATGGTGCAGTTGATGATATTAAATCAGCTTCAGACTGGTCATACAGAAACAAGTTTGAATCCTTTGACACTCTTGCCAGCGGTGATGGCTTCGGCTACGTAGCACAGCTTGCTGGTTACGCTAAAGCCGCAGGCAAGAAAGCAGGTGGCTGGTGGGTAGTCAACAAGTCTAACGGTTCATTCAAATACGTACCCGCTACAGGGCTTGACGTGACCGCAGAAGTGTCTAAGATAAAGTCAACAGTAAACAAGGTAAAGGAGAACAAATTTGAAAGATGTTTTCAACCAGTACCAGAAAAGTTTAGAGGAAAGGAGACGGGTAATAAGATACTTAACGATGGCTGCAAGTTTTGTTCTTATCGTTTTAGCTGTTGGCCTACTCTGGTCGAAAGACCTGCTGTAAAGTCACAGGCTAAGAACCCACCTATCATAAACTATATTGGTGAAGTAGTTGCCTAACGCAAAACAATTTAAAGCAGCACGAAAGTATGGGTATCGTAGCGGTCTTGAACTCAAGGTATCTGATTACCTCAAAGAACACAAAGTAAAGTTTGTGTATGAGGCAGTCAAGATTGAGTGGGAAGACCTAGCCTACAGAACATATACACCAGACTTCGTGCTGTTTAATGGTATTATAATAGAGACAAAGGGTATGTTTACTGCAGCAGATAGGCGTAAACATCTTGCAATAAAGAAACAACATCCTAAATTAGATATACGTTTTGTCTTTGAGAATAGCAAACGCAAGTTACGTAAGGGAGCTAAGTCCACTTATGCTGAGTGGTGTATTCGCTATGGATTTAAATACTATGACAGGATTATTCCTGAAGATTGGTTAAAAGAAAAAGGTAAAAACAAACATCCAAAGTTTATTAAGTTTGGCGGCACAAAGGTAAAAAGGAGATAGGCATGAATAAGATGATGACCAAATTATCAAAAGAAATAAATATCGAAGACTTCCTTATACGTATCAGACCTTTCTCTGATGATGATGGTAGATGGTCTGGTGAAGTGGATGTATCTATAATGGCTATGCCAGATAACCCTTTAGTGGATGAGGATTATAATCAGCTTATGCACTTTGCTAAAATGATGTGTGCTTCTGTACCTGTCATGGAAGAGATAGAAGATTTAAGGAATCTTGTACATGAATACGTAATAAAAGTTGTTGACAATGACATGGACATTGATGTAGAGTTAGAAGATAACATGGGGGTTGAGAAAACTTACGATGGTAATGTTATACATCTAAACTTTAACAGTAAAACAAAGGGGTCAGCATGAGTAGGTATGAAGATTACATGGTAGCTAAACTAAGACAAGAGGAGATACGCATGAAGCAAGCAAATAAACAAAGCGATAATGTTAAAGCGTGGCTTGATGTTAGTAGCCCAGAAGACTATCCACCTTCTGCTGATGTAGATATGGTAAACAGTCCACCACACTACAACCAAACAGGCATTGAATGTATACATGCTATCTCTGCGGCTACAGGTGATGGCTTTAAGCACTACTTGCAGGGCAATGTATTGAAATATCTATGGCGTTTTGATTATAAAGATAAACCCTTGCAGGATTTACAGAAGGCACAGTGGTACTTAAACGCTCTTGTTGAAGAGGTTATGGCAAATGAGAGTTAAGATGTACATAACCATAGACATAGATGATGAAGAATATCCAGTGCCAGCAGATGGAAGAGTTGGTGATGAATTAGAAGAGAGCATACAAGAATACTTTTATGACATAGAAGGTGCAGATATTAAACACATTAGAACAATTACGGAGTGACAGAGATGCTAAGAAATACATTACCAACAGACTACCAGAATTTTATAGCCCTATCTCGCTATGCAAGATGGAAAGATGATGAGCAACGCCGTGAGACATGGGGTGAAACTGTGTCCAGATATTTTGATTACATGTCTAAGCACTTGCAAGACAATCACAACTATAAAATATCTCAGTCTTTAAGAGGCGAACTAGAGGATGCAGTACTTAATCAGAGTATAATGCCTAGCATGAGAGCATTAATGACAAGTGGCCCCGCACTTGACCGCTGCCATGTAGGTGGATATAACTGTTCATATGTACCTGTAGATAACCCTCGTGCTTTCGATGAGACTATGTACATACTTATGTGTGGCACAGGCGTAGGCTTTAGTGTTGAACGTCATAACATTGAAAAACTACCTTTTGTGGCAGAAGATTTTTATAAGACTGATACAGTAATTAAGGTAGGTGACAGCAGACCCGGCTGGGCTAAGTCACTTAAAGAGTTGATTGCCATGCTCTACATAGGTCAGATACCTGCATGGGATGTGTCAGATGTACGCCCTGCTGGTGCTAGGCTCAAGACATTTGGTGGTAGGGCATCAGGCCCACAGCCATTAGTTGAGTTGTTTGAGTTTGTTATACAGAAGTTTAGAGGTGCAGCAGGGCGTAAGCTATACCCTATTGAGTGCCATGATATTATGTGTAAGATTGGTGAGGTCGTAGTAGTTGGCGGTGTACGCAGGTCAGCACTGATTAGTTTATCTAACCTAAATGATGACCAAATGGCTCACGCTAAGTCAGGTCAATGGTGGCAAAATGAAGGGCAAAGAGCATTAGCTAATAACTCTGTAGCCTATAAAAGTAAACCAGAGATGGGTACATTCATGCGTGAATGGTTGTCATTGTACGACAGTAAGTCAGGTGAACGTGGTATATTTAATAGGGAGTCTGCAAAAAAGCAAGCTGCTAAAAATGGCAGAAGAAAGATACAAACAGGTTTAAAAGACCCTTCTACTGGTTTGTCATTAGATTACGCCTTCGGCTGCAACCCCTGCAGTGAGATAATTTTACGCCCGTATCAGTTTTGTAATCTATCAGAAGTCGTTGTCCGTCAAAACGACATACTAGATACACTAAAAGAAAAGGTTAGGTTGGCTACAATTCTTGGTACATTCCAAGCAACACTTACTAACTTTAAATATCTACGCAAGGTATGGAAAGATAATACAGAGGAAGAGCGTTTACTGGGCGTATCTCTAACAGGTATTATGGATAACGCCATGACATCTACTACAGGTGAGAAGCTGCCCATACTACTTGGCATACTAAAAGACGAGGCGATACGCACTAATGAAGCTATGGCAAAGCAGTTAAGAATACCGCAGTCAACTGCTGTTACCTGCGTTAAGCCTAGTGGTACAGTGTCACAACTTACTGATGCTGCGTCAGGCATACATGCTAGACACAATCCGTACTACATACGCACTGTACGTGGTGATAACAAAGACCCGCTTACACAGTTCCTTGTCTCGCAGGGCATACCTTCTGAACCTGACGTAATGAAACCCGACTCAACGACAGTGTTCAGCTTTCCTATGCAGTCACCCTTGGGTGCTGTCACACGCACACAGATGAACGCCATAGAGCAGCTAGAGTTATGGCTCACCTATCAGCGTTACTGGTGTGAGCATAAGCCTAGTGTAACAATTTCAGTTAAGGAATCTGAATGGATGGACGTGGGTGCTTGGGTATACAAACACTTTGATGAGGTGTCTGGTATCAGCTTCCTGCCATTCAGTGAGCATACATATCAGCAAGCACCTTATCAGGATATAGATAAAGATGAATACAAAAAGTTCTTGACAAAAATGCCAAAGAATGTAGACTGGTCATTACTCAAAGAGTTTGAGAAAGAAGACACCACATCAGGTGGACGTGAGTTAGCGTGTACTGCAGGGGTGTGTGAAATTGTAGACATAGAGGCAGCGTGATATGAATTGCTGGTACTGCGGAACAGAATTAATCTGGGGTGGGGATATAGATATAGAAGAAGAATTTGAAAACTTCTGTATGGAAACAAACCTATCGTGTCCTAATCCAGATTGCAGGGCTGAAGTTATTATGTATTTACCAAAAGCAGAAAGGAGTTGACATGGAAGCATTATTAGTATTAGGTGCATTAGCATATGGTATGCATCACATAAATAAACAAGACGAACCAGAAGCAACGGTACAAGGAGAAGTAATCTTTAACGAAGGCATAGAAGAGATTGACTGGTCTAAAGCAGGTAACTTTAGGACAGTTAGTACAGAGAACAATGTACAATGGGTAATGATAACAGAGGGGTGATACATGCGAGACATATTAATTAACGCTACACGTTCTCATCTAGCAGGACAAATAAATAAACACCTTGCTAATGTAGAAGTGTATATGAACAATACTATTGGTATCGGAGAACACTCTGATATAGTAGAGACTATAGAATTAGAACTTGAGCAGATGGCTAACTACCACGATAAGTTAGAGATGCTTACAAAATACTTTATACAACCACAACTCCAACAGGCAGAAGGAGACACAACCGATGAACAAACTGGAACCGAATAAGAAAGACCGTAAGAAGTTTGACATTGACCTTGAGTATGGTAAGGTTCGTGAGAAGCAAGTAGCGGATATGTTACAGGATAAAAAGATTGAGGTGAAAAGTGAAAGGGATGTATGGCAAAAGACTGGCAACATTGCTATCGAGTATGAGTGCTATGGTAAACCAAGCGGCATCAACGCTACGGAATCAGATTACTGGTTCCACAATCTATGTATCGGTGATGAAACTTTTGCAACAATTGTGTTCGATACTACCTCGTTAAAGCGTATCATATCTAACTTGGATAGCAAACGTAGTGTATCAGGTGGGGATAATAATGCAGCACGAATGTATCTGCTTAATTTGCAGAAGCTGTTTTCCTCTGACGTAATCAAAGCCTTTAAGGAGACCAAAGATGCGGCGTAGCGGCCTAAGTAAATACGATGCTCCACTGCGTATTCAATACCAGTGGGGCTATGAAGCCTTTAAACGTGGTGGTAAGCTAATTAAAGTAGGTGATAAAACTACGTTTCAAGAGAACCGTCCTAACATTGACCCTAACACTATGCAGTATCGTGAGTGGGAACGAGGATGGAACGATGCCTACCATGAGAATCTAAACAAGGGTAAAACTAATGACACTAGAAGAAGAGGCGAAACAGTGGATGAAGAATAAATCTTTAAGCGGTATAACAGCTACTGAATACCAGATACGTGCAGCAGAGACAGCCATCTTCCCAAAAGAAAAAGCCCTTGAGTATATTACTCTTGGGCTTACTGGTGAGGCTGGTGAGATTGCTAATAAAGTTAAGAAGCTGATACGTGATGGTGCAGATGTTGAAGGGTACAACGATAAGTTAAATCAGATAGGTGCAGAGTTAGGTGATGTCCTGTGGTACTGCGCTATGCTGGCAAGAGAAGTGGATATAAATCTTGGTAGTGTTATGGAAAGCAATCTTGAAAAGTTGGCAGATAGGAAAGCTAGGAATCGCCTACAGGGTGATGGTGACAATCGTTAAGTATGCACCGTTTGTTGCTATTGTTGGCTGGCTCTTGTATGCCATTGGCATGGGGCTGGTTAATGATTTATGTAACTGTGTAAAGGAGTACGATGGATGGTGGCGTTAAATAGGTTTCTTAGCGTATTTAATTAAAGCAGTTAAGTGTTCTATATCAGCTAAGTTAGGTTCTTTGTTTTTAAGACCCCCGTCTTTTATAAGAGCAGGTAAGGCTTGCCATGCCTTATCTCTTTGAGATGGTCTAAGTCTTCTGTACTGTTGTTGAAGCCGCACTAATTGTGTTAGCCTAACGTCTATAGGGCTTCCGTCTGGTGTAGCAAGTTTACCTGCATCTCCGTCTGCTATATAGTTATCCATTGAATTTTTATAGTTTGTTATTTGCCCATCTATAAAAGAAATTTGAGCTATTTTAATAAATTTGTTTACGTTTTTTTCACCGGATTGACGGGCAAGGCTTTTTTGTTCAGCAATAAACTCTGGACTTTGTGCTAACTCTACGATTAATGGCAGTTGCTTTCTAAGAAAGCGTGTTTGAAACTGATTAAAACCTTTTGATACAGTTCTACTAGCTATTTTAAAATCCCTATAACCCAACTTCTCCATGAACTGACCAGCTTCACTTAACTCTTGACTCATTCCAAGTCCCCCAAATACTTTTAGAGGTATTGCAATACGCTCTCGTGGCCCGTCATCCTTTTGAAATATAGTTTCCCTTGCTGGTAAATCATCCATTGAAGAAGGGTCAAATATATTAGAAATTCCTCTTCTGTCCATGACCTCAAGAAAACCTCTCTTGACTGGACTAGTTGATAAACGCTCACCTGTTTTAACATCCGTACCAAGCAAAGATTCTTCCCGCACATCTGTAAATACTGATGTTCGTTTTCCTTGCATACGTTGTAGTTCTACAACCTGTGTCATAGGAGTTAAAAAAGTACTACTGTATTCTCCTAATGCCTTACCTATATATTCTAATCCTTTTTCTCCACCCATGTCATCTGCTGTAGTTAGAATTTTAGTTATGTCTTCAAATATAATACCGCCAACTCCTGTTCGCACATTAGTTCCAAGCCAAGTCTGTTTAATGTCATCAAAATCTAACCAGTTACGCGCTGTTCCATTTCCTTTTCTTTTTAAAAATTCAGCTACCCATAATGCTTGCCTTATAATAGGTGATTGTGGCGTACTATCTAGTAAACCCGCAGCAGTCTTTAACATTTTGTAGTCAGAAGGTACACCATCTTCATTAATAGTTTCATCACGATACATCATGGCAGCAGGAAGAATTACTGTTGCGCCGACAATGTTACGAGATATTTGCTGACGTTCTTTTTTAGTTAGTTTACCTGTAGCTGTGCCTACATCTCCACGCACAGCAGAAATACTTCTTTTAATTACTGGCGCAAACCCACCCGCAGTATAATTACCAGCTAGTTCCATACTATTAAACATAAAACGTGGGAAAGGAACTACAGCAGTGAGTCCATTTTGTGTTATAAATGAAGTAAGTTTTTGAAACACGGGTATTTCGGGAGATTTAGCATAGGTAATATCAAGTGCTGCATTAGTAGCATCTCCGACTAATTCAGTAAATGACCTTTTATTTTTGCCAACTAAATCTGGCGCATCATTTATTAAGTCAGGTAATCTACCTTCATTAAGAGCCTGAATTAAATCAATACCATACTCTCTTTTTACAAGACGTTCTAACTCACCTGAAAACGCACCCCGTCTAATAAGAAATTCTTGCCATCTGTTTGGCAGGTTTAACACATCTACACCTGCTTCAGCAACATTTAGTATTCCATCAACGCCCCTACCAAACTTAGTTTTTGCTTGGCCTTTACCAGTACTACGGCGTATTTCATTAATGGTGTTAAACATTGAGTCAAATTGTGAGGCAAACTTGTCGTTAGTTAAAACATAATCGGTTATTTCTTTGGACTGTCCCATTTTTGTAGGGTCAAACATGTAACGCATATGTCTAAAACTACCTGTCCAGTTACCCTGACCCGGAACAAATGTTTTAAGTCCTTGGTCTAGTCTAAGTATTGTTGGTCCAGATGCTTCACTCATATTATAGAGTGCTGTATCCATCATGTTCTCTAAACCTTGAAGGGGTGCGCGAAAACCAGCGGATGATAGGTTTCTCATTGCAGTAGCAAGTTGAGATACGAGTAGTCCACGTCTAATATTCTCTACTCTAACTACAAATTTTTGTAGCCCATTCATGTTGTCCATGAATTTCTTTTCTTCTGCTGCCCGTAAAGCACTGGCAGGTTTTACACGTTGAGATATTTGAGAAAATTTGTTAAGCACCCTGCCTGCTTCTGAAGCAGAGCCTAGTATCATTGTTGCATACTCTTCAAAATTAATACCATATTTATTTAGTACACCTAGTAACTCATCCGGTGCTACCACATCTTTATTAACAGACATTTCAAATAAATTATCTATTAAAGGTTTTTTAGGGTCATATAAATCTGGTTTTCTATCTAATATATCTTTAGCAATGGCTGTGAAAGCATCTATATTGTCTGCTTTCACAGTTGGTATAGTAAGTTCACCATTGTCATAAATTATAAAATCAGGAACTTCACTTTCATTTTGGAGACCCACACCTTCTAACGTCTTGTCTGTTTTGCTACCACTTTTAAATTCATTTAGTTTTGCACGAGCAGCGTCTCTCGCCTTTGGGTTATCTAGTTTTAATACGCCATCCTCAGATACGGATATTAACAAATTTTCATTGATGATTACAGGGTCTCCCTTGTCATCAAATACATCCATACTTCTGGCACCAATACGTTGTTCAAAAGCCATAATAAGTTGTTCTTTTATAGCAATGCCTTCAGCAGTATTGGCTACTTGCGCTGCCTCTCCTTTTTTTATCTTTGCCCTTTTGGCTGCATTGGCAGTAGCTAAACCAAGGTTTAATCTTTTATTATCAGCCAGATTTTTTGCCTCTGCTACCGCTGCTCTTGCTGCATTTTTGTATTGTCTACCTAATGTAGATACAGCACCCAGAGCAGGAACCGCCTCTAGCGCAGTAAAGAGATTCATCATTTCTCTACCCCACTCTTCTGCTGCATCTTTAGGGCTTTGGGTAACGCCCCCTTCAAAGTTTACAACATCTGTTGTTAAAAATTTTTGAAAGAAATCATAACTAGTTTTATTAGTGTCTTGCCACGTTTCAAAGAATGATTCTACAACGTCTACTGAAAATCCACCAGCCTTTTGCATTGACATGCCTAAAGAAATCATAGACTCAAATCCATCTGCACCAGTGAAGGCGAGAAAATCTTTCATCGCGCCATCTTCCATATTTGGTATAACTAGTGTTTCAATTGCTTTGTCTCTACGAGCATTGTTTACAATAACATCTTCATCTAAATCTATTTCAGGCAGCATAGACGAGTCAATGCCCGGTCTATTTAACATTGCTTCTCTTATTTTTGCTTTTTCTGTAGCTGCTTCTATAGCGGCTTGTTCTTCTTCAGATGAAAAGTCTACAGAGTGCATAAGGTCCGTCACTGTATTTTCAAAATTATCTGCCTCATCAACTGCCTTCTCAAATCGAGTCTTATCTTCTACTAAAGGTTCTTCAGTTTCAGTTATTTCGTCTGCTGGAATTTTTTCAACTGTGGGTATATAATCATCATCGTAGCCAAAAACTGTAGCCATACGGTCTTGTGGCGGGACATAATCATCAACAGGTTTTCCAGATTGGTCTGCTATAGACATCAAGTCATCTGTAGATTGTGCTTCTACAGGTTGTTTATCGGTAGTATCAGACACTGTAGGCATAGTATAATTGACAGCACCGACAGGCGTATTATCTAAACGCTGAGATTCTTCATCAGCTAACTGTTGTGACAAAGCCATGAAGTCATCCGCAGATTGCGTTGTTGTATCCAGTGTTGTCATATAAATTTATATCCTGTCCACAAGGCCATAACTTTTACCTTTTGTCCATCCCTATTTTCCTGTATATATTCCACTACAGTATTCGGTCTGTACATACCTTCCATTCCATTCTGCAGTATTTGTTCAGGGGTTATATCAGATTGCGTTAAATCAATAAACTTATCTGACTGATAGTCAGCATCATCCCTAACATTAGTAAGATACTTTGTTTTTGCAGTTTGTTTAAAGGCATTAATCCTTGCATTTACACGTTGTATTTCACCATCTACAGCACCATGTAGCATAGCGAATTTAGTTGTGTCTTTATAAGCTGTACTCTTAATGTTTCTAAGAGATTCTCTTTCTAAATCGTAAGCCTCACCTTCATTACCAGATATTACAGTCTGTATCTCGCCGCCTACTCCTTTAATTCTGAATTTAGATTGTGAAGAATTAACAGCATCTTTAATTATTGTACTTGCACTTGACAATAATTTTTTATCAAAAGAACCTTGGTCATTTGTAGCACCACCTTCGTCTACTTGAAATTCATACCATTGTTTAAGTGCTTCACCACGTTTCTTTTCTAAGTCGTTAATTAGAGCTTGGTTTCGTTGCGCTACAGGTTTATCCATTTCTTCCATAATTTGTTGCGTAAAGTTAACGTGCATTGCTTTATACGTACCGTTCTTACCATCTTTTTCTTTTGGATTTAATTTTTGTTGACCCAATATACCTGCTGCTAATTTACTTCTGTCTATTGTAGCTGTTCCAATGTCAAAAGATTCTCTTGTTTGTGCGTCTATAGGGACTTGTTTATTAATTTGAGATGATAAATCTACCCCTTTTAAAAACCCTGTGCCTGTAACCTCTCCTTCAGCAAGTGGCTGCATAGTAGTTGCACTCGGACGTAAACTACGTATTAATTCAGGAAGAGTTGCTGAATCTGTTCCTTGTGTAAATTTAACTAACGTACCAACATTAATACCTGCATCTTGACTTTCAGTAAACGCTTTGGCTGCACGTTCCGCACCTGCAAGATTACCACCATAGTCTTTAATAATACGTACAGCATCTGTTTCACTATAGCCCGGCCCCATAGCAGCTTGAATTTGTTCTGCATAAGATGTCATAGCTGCATCAAACTCAGCGTCTTTTGCATCACGTTCTTTCCTCTTAGCTATTCTTTCTTTAGCCGTATTCTCTGCACGTTCATCTGTTCTTCTCATATCTTCTGAGAGACGTTTATCTAAACTTGCAGCCGCGCCGCCAACAATATCTGCTAAACGAAATTTCATTATTGTCTCCTTGACATCAGGCCAGCTAAAGGTTCTTCCTCAATATCTTTTTGAGGAATTGGGTCTTTATTTTTTTCTTCTTTATCTGCTTTATCTATCTTTGTTTCAAATTTTCTTATAGTTTTTTGAAGTAGTGTTTTTCTAACTTCGTCTTTATTAGGATTGTCTTCAAGACCAGAATCATAATCTACGCCCGCACTGTCTCCTATTAACATCATCATTTCTACTAATAATGGCAACACAAGTATACCTACATCAATTGTGTGAACACCTTCCATAACTGCTGCAAGTTGTAATGTATTGGCTACATCTGATAAAGGAACACCCATTTCAATTACATCAATTAATTGGTCAGCAAATTCATCTGTTGACATACGCTCAAGATAATACTCAATAGTATCATCTATTGATGATATGTCAGGGGGAGTTTGCCAAGGTCTAGCACCAAACTCTGCAGTTAAAGACATACCCGGAATAGGTGCGTCTAATAAAACATCAGTATTACGAGCCATTTAATGTGTTCCTTTTATTTCTAATAATATTAAAGTGAGATGCTACACGAACTACTGGACTACTTACGTCTCTATCTTTTTCTTTTCGTTGTTTATTTGGAGTTAATAAACCAGAAGACTTTATAGGAGTATCTGGCTGTGATAATTTTTCTGCTTGTTCAGCGATTACCTTATAAGTAGAACGTGCTGGATTATACGAACGCATTTTGTTTCACCCTTTTTCTTTCAACAACAAAGTCCATTGCTTTTTTGGTGAGCCATTTGAGTGCAGGTTTATTCTGTATAAACTTTGCATAAGACTGACCATACTTGCCATATAAATATTGTAACCATTTTGGAGCATCGTAACGTAACCATGTGCGGAATACAAACCAACGAGCATCCCCGTTACCGTATACTTCACGGGCCACCCAACAGCCAAATATATTACCAAATCCATGTTGTATACCAGCACCAAGAACAGTTCCAATTAATCCACCCACTGCTTGCCCATTAGTGCTGCTAGATTGTTCATCGGCTACTTCCTTACGTGTTTTAGCATCTAATTCTGCAATAGCCATATCAACAACTCTATCTTGCGAGTTTTCTGCAGCGGTTACTGCCCATTCCATTGTGTCAGCGTAAAAATTCCAAAGATTATCATATGCAGTTTTACTAATATCTAAAATAGCAGAGGCATTTAATTCATTAGTTCTATTAATTGCTGCTGTATCAGCAGTAGCAATCTGTCTACGCCATTGTGCGTTAGACTGTGCTATTACTAGTTGGTTCTGGGCATTAAACTGGTCACGTTGATTATTTAATTCCGCATTAAATCTAGCTAGGGTATTTGTTTGACCCGAATTAAATTGCGCTTGTGCATTTTGTTGTGTGGCATTAAACTGTGCTACTTGAGTAGATAAATTTTTAAAGAATTGTTCAACTTGATTTTGGCTAGTAGCATTAAATTGCCTTGTAGCATTTTGTGCAGCAGTGTCTGTAAAGAGTGCTTGTGTTCTTTGTTGTGCTTTAAACAACTCTGTTTGTTGGCGATTAGATAAATTAGCCATATCAATCTGTAAAAAACTTTGTGCATTGTTAACTGCAGCTTGTTGTCTATTATTTAAATTAGAAACATCTAGTTGAGCAAGGGCAGAAGCATTTGACATTATGAGAGCTTGATTGTTAGACAAGTTATTTAAATTCATAGTATTTACAGCACGACTATTTTCTAGTTGTACTTGTTGTTCTGCTGTAAAGTTTTGATTAGCAATGTCACTAATTTTACTAGCGTTCATTACTTTTAGTTGAAACATCTGGTCAAATTCTTGACCCATAAATTTAGCACGTTGTTCTGCAGCAAGCATTGCTGACTGTTGCCTATTAGATAAATTTTGTGCTTCAAAACTAGCAATTGTTTTAGCGTCTGCCATTGCGATAGGCAATGCACTTTCCATAGCAGCTTGTACAACAGCTTGTCCAGCTAATGATGAAGCACCCAAACCTCTAGCAGCCATTTGTGCATTGGCTGTACGTATCGCACCAGAAGCCCAAGCAGGTGGGTTAGCTCCTTGGAACTGAGTCATTAATTGACCTAGTTGGTCTTGAACCAGAGCTTGTTGACTAGGGTTAGCAGTAGCTGCTGCCGCTTGTGTCTGTGCAGTAACTTGTGCAGCAGCCGTGGCATCTACACCTGTTCCTGTAACTAGCTCTCCTGCCTGTATCTGTCGTTGTACAGGATTGTTTATTAAAGTTGCATTACCTTGCGCTGCTTGTAAATTGCCTACAGAAGATACAGTTTGTTGCGCGGCAGCTACTTGTGTTCGTGGGTCAACGGGGTCAGTCTGTTCTGCTTGTGTTGTTGCTAATGCTGCTCCTACTGCGGATGCTGATTGTGCAGCAGTCATTGTATTTGCTTGCATAGCTGTTGGCAATTGCGCCTGTCCAGTTGTAGCCATAGCCGTAGGTGTGGCTACTTGACCCGTTAAACCACCTATTCCTGCAGATACATCTTGAGACGAGTCTGTAATAGTTTGTTGTGCTACAGTTTCACCACCTACTGGAACACCCGGTGAAAACATTTGTTGTACACTATATGGCTGAATAATAGGCTGTCCAGCTTGTGTAGATGGAGTTGTAGCAATAGGAGTACCCTGTTGCCCTGTCGCACCTGTTGTTGCTACAGAAGGTGCTTGTGGTGTCGTACCCACTGAACCACTTACAGGTACGCCAGCTACTGTACCGCTACCTGCAACACCTGTAGGTGAACCAGTTACTGTGCCGCTTACGGGTACACCAGCTACTGTTCCTGTGCCGCTGACTGTGCCACCTGTTGTACCACCTTGAATACCAGCTAACTGTGACTGTAGCCCAGCAATCTGACTTGTAAGCTGTGTTGCCGCATTACCTACAGCACCTTGAGCTTGTGCTTGAAGGCTGGCTATCTGATTTTGCAAACCCTGAATCTGTGCGTTCTGCATAGTAGGTGTAACAGGATTAGTATTTGGGTTTGGTGTAGTGTTAAGAGGTCCGGTCTGGATAGGTGTACCGCCTGTTGTTGTTGTCGTTGGTTGTGTAGCAGGTGGTGCTGCTGCAGCCGCCGCAGCTTGTGCTTGTTGTAGTCCAGCTTGTGCGGATGCTAATTGTTGTTGTAGTTGTCCCTTACCCCTACTTACAGCTGCTGCACGTGAGTATGATTTAGTTTGAGTTATCTTGCTGGGGTCTTCAGCTTCTCCTTTAGCCTGTGCCAGTAATGCAGCAACTTGTGCGTCTATACTAGCAAGAGCCTGTTCTGCTTGTGTTACAGCTTGTTGCGCTGCTGTTACAGCCGCATTACCAACAGTAACATTGCCGGGAGCGAATGAGGCAAAGCCACCATTAGCAAACTTTTGTACCATCCCCCCTTGTGCCATTCTTCTAGCAGCGTTAGTATACATATTCATCTGCTGTTGTCTGGCTGGGTCTTGCTCTATGTACTTTTGGAAGTCATCCATGTTGCCTGAATAACCCATTGCCTGTGCAATCTTATTCATGCCTTCCGGTTTAAACGCTTTAAACTGCATCATTTGCTTAACGCCCTATCTAATTTATCTTCGACACGATGTAGTGCTTCCATTACACGTGTCATATCTTCTCGTAAATCGTTTTTGGTAGCATAGTCTTCTCGTGTTCTATTTAATAATATATCAATTCTTTTTATTTCTGCCATTTGGTTACGAAACATCCACAGTGCTGGCGCAATTACCAGTGTTAGGATAACATTCCAGAACATCATGCTTGAAAATTCCATTAGTCTGCATCCGCTATAGTTATAGTGCCAGCAGCTACCTGCCGCATAATCTCATCGTAGTGTTTATTACCTACAGCACTGGCACTCACTGAATAATCAGACTTGCCGTTAAATGTAAATTTAATTGACGAGTTAGCCCCCGCTGCATTTGCAATATATTTTAAATTTGTAAAAGTCATTACTGCCTGTGTCATTAATCCAACTCCGCATCAAAATCTAAAGCAACAAGGTCTGTGTTATTTGCCTTCTGAACTATAGCCGCACCATTAGCAGTAAAAGAACCAGCCGCATTATATTCAAAACTTGTATGATTTAGGTCTGCGGCTCCAATAGCTAACGAGGTAAGACTGTAACCAAAGTTTGAACTGTTTACGGTTACGTTAACTGCTAATGTCGGGTCAATTCTCATAGGCACTGGGAAACGAGCCGCACCTGTCCCTGCGCCTGTACTGTATGTTCGTATAAGCAAGAACTCTCCATAGGCTGTGTTTTTGCTATATCTCCAAAAATACCGTAAGCAATCATTATAATCATCAGCATAAGATTTGTGTTTAAAAGCTGTAGCACTTTCACCTACTTCTAATTGCACCCCTGTCACATACCAAGTTGCACCTGATGTTGACAACATTGTTGTTATGGCACCGCTTGCAGAGTTTTTATCACCATCACCCCACGCCCCTGCTGTAGCCGAAAAATCTGTGCCAACCCCAAGACCAAATTGTATTTGCAGCCCTAGAGTATTATCTGAAGGCCATGTCCCACTGGTATCTAGTGTTAATGTAATACTTTTTCTTTCCCACGTATCAGCATCGTTTATTGTATAGCTAAAAGCATAAACTCTTTGGTTTGAATCGTGGTTTCTAAATGCACCACCGTGTGTTCCGGTTAACGAACTGCGAACATAAAATGATAAAGTAACTTTTTTTGCATCAGATGCACCTAACCCAAGATGTCTTATTCTATCGCCCTCAATACGGTGAACAATTAACGCTCTATCCGTAGCTGATATAGAACTGTCAACCCCTGTGTTTGTTACTTTTAATGAGTAAGTAAATCCATCAGGAGCAGTTGTGTCTTGGTCAATGGTAAAAGTTGCCGCAGTATTTTTGTACATGTACCAACGGTCAGGACCAAAGGTAGGAGTTGCATTAGCTGGCGTTACAGCGGAGCCACCGTTTCTTTGGTCAACCGCAAACGCACCGTTATCAATAATATTTTCTCCCCCGATACCACCACCAGTTGCACTAGCACCCAGATTTGCCATGTCTCTTGCTCTACTCATTTAAATATCCTCCGGCCAATCATTAATTTTAGCAATGGTTTTTACTGTGCCATCTGAATTACGCGCATCCTCAAACAAAGCCATAAATGCTGTAAGGTTAGCTGCGCCATTCAACGCTGTCTCTATCTCTGCACATTTAGTACGAACTGCATCTCTGTATGTAGTCACTGAACTAGGTATGGCTGTAGACTTTTCAGCGTTGCGAGTAACGTACCAGTCATTTACTGCAAGTTTATTGGCTGCTGTTCGTTTTGTTTGTGCTACCCAGACATATTTAAGACCTCGTGTTACACCCTGTGTGCCTGTCGTTGGGTCTGTAACAGCATCGCCATCTGCATCTACCCACAATGTATCCGTTAGGCTTTTAGGTATGAGTGTGCCATCAGCCTGTCTGCCATTATAAAATCTATTATCAAACGGTGCTTCTGATGCTGGTGGGTCTTCCCAAGTGATGCCAATAGCAGACTTCTCGCTATCGCTATAACGCATCCAGACTTTAGGATACTGCGTACCATCAGTACCAGTAAACTCTCGTCCTTCTTTCAGGGTTGCCCCATTATATTTCCACGGCATTTTATATTCTCCTAAAAGGCAGTGCCAAATTTAAATGGATTATTAGCAAATGCTAAATATATAAATGTCCCACCACTAGCATTTACATACGCCTCTGACCCTCTAATCTTGAATCCATTGCTCAAGAAATCACGACCATATGCAGCGTCAGAGGTTTCTGCATATGTACCATTTGGAAACAAAAGACCATCCATTACATTGATAGGGTTTCTATGGTCATCCATTATGTGCCAATCAGCCGCTGCGTCTACACGTTTTGTCATAACCCAAGCTGGTCTGAAGCCTGTGTAGACAAATGGTCCGTCATCGGCTCCATTTCCTGTAAATGAACCAATCGCACTAAATCCTTCAACGCTGTGGAAACAGTAGGCTATTTGCTTCTTTGTGTTTTCATTTAATTGATTGTTAGTGCCTACGGTAAAAACGCTATCCGTTGGTGCTGTGTCATTCCATATAACGCTGACACCTGTTGTTTTAGCATTTGTTAGGTTAAGTTGTATGTAATTAGTCCAACCACCTAAACCATCGTGACCGACAGGCCAATCTCTAGAAGCACTATCTCTGTTTCTAACTATAATCATTTCAGGCGCACTAGATAAGCCATGACCAACTGTGGCGTTAGAACCCGTGCCAGTGTAGCTGACTATGCTAAACCCTGCGTCAGTATTAGCCGATACGCTTGACGTAATACTGCCATCTGAATTGCTTGATGCGCTGCCGCCAGCTTTCCAGTTCCAACCTACATTTGTTGAGCTTGCTGTATTGACAGAGGCTTCAGTGCCATATGTAAATCCGTCAGAATCAAAGGACAGTAAAGTTGTAGAAACGGTTGTTATTTCCGCAGCCGCACTATTTGATTTAATTATTTTGTTAGTGCCTCTAACAGTATCAAAAATCATATTGTCATAAGCTAAAGAACGACTCTTGAGCCAGACCCAGTTGGGGGAAAATCCAACTCCAGACACACTAATGTTTGAGCCTGTTCCTGTGTACAGTACAGTATTA